CTGAATCGTCAACAACGACAACGTGCATTTCATCATTTCTACCACCACGCTCTGCAGTGTAGTTTGATGTTCCTGGTTTTGGAGCAATGCTACGCCAGAATACTTTAGAGTTATCTAATCCAAGTTCTTGTGCGTTGTACCAATCGTCAACACCACCAACTAATACTCTAGAGTTTGTTCCATCAACTGAGATAACAACTTGGTCATCTCTAAGAGATGCTGTGTTTAGTTTGATATCATCAGTAATTGATGTACCACCAATTCCTGCACCGTTAATGGTAATTGTTGTTCCAACACCATATGCTTCACCAGGATTTGTTAGTGAGACGGTTCCAATACCACCACTTGCATCTCTGAAGACAGTGAATATTGCTCCAGTACCTTGAGCACTTGTACCTGATAGGTTAGTGTAAGTACCACTAGAAGCAGATGGAACGCTAGTTGAAGATGTAAGTCCAACTGTGTTGATCTTACCTTGACTTAAATCAAAACCACCAACAGAAGTACCAGCAATGGAGACTGTATCTGTTACAGTGTATCCAACACCAGCATTTACAATGGTTGCAGAAGCAACACCACCAGTTGTACTATTTCTAGTAATAGTGAATGTAGCATCAGAACCACCACCGTTAGTAGTACCACCAACTCCAATATAAGATTGGTCTTGCTGACCATTAATCTGTGATGAAGTGGTTATTCCTATAGTTTGAATCGAGTCTTCTGGTGACATTACATCGCCGTCAGAGTCGAGAATTGTTAATCTTTGGTCTTTTAAGAACGAAGCATATGCACTATTTTCTGCATAGTTTACATATGTTTCTTTACCAGGTTCCGTGCCACCCGTAGAGACTCTGGATCGTATTTTGACCGTTAATGTACTAAGAGATGTTTCTGGGCTATTAACTACTTGAGTAATAACACCCTTAAGATATCCATAGAATACAGAAGTGCTTCCTGCACCAGGAATTACTTGACCACTTATGTCAACCGTTACTCCGTATCCAACTGCAGCACCCATATCGGTTACTGAAGTTGTTGCAATACCAATAACTTGATCTCCCAAGTCGTCAATATAGCAGACCTTCAGAGAGTTACCCCATCTTCCTGGGTTCTTTGCTGCATAAAGGAAGTTGGACGCTGCATCTATAAAATTAGTATTATAGTCGTCGAAGTTCTTTATCTTTGTGCTTGCTATTGCAGAAGTACCTACACCAACGTTTGAGTTGGCTAAGTTATCATCATCGGTTCTTATTACCTTTAGCACACCACCATAGGAGAGGTATTGTGATGCAGACATCCAGTATTCATACTGGGCATCGTCATCATAAGGCTTACCGAATGTGGTAATCAGATCTTGCTCTGTGGCAATATTGATAGGTTCTAATACGGGACCAATTTCAAAAGGTCCAGCAATTCCTCCAATGTTGTCAAGAACGTTTTCCGCTCTACCTACCGTTAAGTCAACTTCTCTAGTCAGTACACCAGGAGATAATTGAGGAGTGGCCATGTTCTATGTCTCCAAAAATTCTCAGTTTTGTTCTAGAGATATTTATTAAAATATTTAATTTGAAGGGGTTACTACCTATAATCCCACATGTATGACATATCACCATACTCGTCGGTATACCACCTATCTCCTGTAGAGTCTACAAAACTATTCTCATCCAATCCATTCTCAATAAAACCAAATGGGGACATATCTTGTTCAATTTGATTTCTTTGTTCTTCATATAATCTCTTACGAACATCTTGATCAGTAATCTCTTTAAAGTAATCTTGTTCTACTAACCATGCATATATGACAAGACACATTGCCAAGTCATCGTTACATCCATCTTCTGCTTCAAATGAATTTCTTTTTTCAATAAACGTAGTTAATTCACTAATAATATCATAATCCTTAAAAGTAATTTTATCCGCTTCGATCATAGTCTTTAGATTTAGACATCCAACCTTTTTAACAGTTTTAGACATCTTGACTCCAAGTTGAGTCTTTTTACCAGAGAATCCTTGACCTACAACTTGACCTGCTCTACCTCTCATAGAACACATAAGAACATTTTCATACTCTAAGTCGTAATTAAGGATAGATGCTACTTGATCTCCAACATCATTAACTTCGCATAAAATGTATGCCATATTATAATTCTTAGCAAGATCATGAATTATCGAGGGGAATAACATAGGTTTAATTTCATTATTCCTATACTTGCATACTAATTGATGAGGGAAGGTTGTAATATCAATTACTGTAAATGCTGAATAATCATTTCCAACACCACGAGCAACGTCAACAGTAATTACATAATTATGATCTGGTTTAACATCTTCAAATACATCTAATCCTTTGTTACTAAGTTTTGGTGATTCATAAACTAAATTCCTTAATTTATTAGGACTAATCAAAGTATCAACAGATCCTAAAAATTCACATTCAAACTCAACACGGAATTGTTGTTCCGAAGTGTTTGCAATAGTTTGTTCCTTCCAAACCTCATCTCTTCCTGGTACATCCCACCAATTAACCTCTGTAGGGATATATTCATTCTTCTTACGTTCAGCATCATGCCAGAGTTTATAAAAGTGATTCATCCCGTGAGGGGTAGAAACAATTATAACTTTAGTTTTTTGACCAGATGATATAGTAGGATAAACAGAACTAAAGAACTGATCCGCTAAATGGTTTGCAACGAACGCAAATTCGTCTAAGAATATGATGTTATAAGATCCACCACGGACTGCAGATGCAGATGTAGACGCAGCAATAATTTTAGAACCATTCTCTAATTCAAGAGATGCTTTGTTCCATGTTAAAACTCCCTGCTGCAACCACCTTGGTAAGTTCTCATATGCAGTTTGAAGTCTATCTAATAAATCTTTTGCAGTTGATGCTTTGTTAGCAAGAATTGCTATATTAATATTGTCATTGAATATTGCATAATGAAGAAGATATGATACTACGATTGTAGACTTACCTGACTGTCTAGGTAACTTACAAATATTAAATCTATGATGATGGAATCTATCCAACATCTTCTCTTGGAAAGTATATGGTTTAAATTGTTGTAAACCATAGTCCAGAGTAACTATGTTTATATACTTCTTTGCAAAATATATTGGATCGTCTATACATTTAGAAAACTCAAGAACTTGTTCTTGAGTAAACTCCTGAGTAGTATTGGCTTTTTTTAATAAAGGATTACCGAGATAATGATCAACTTTAGTAGCCATTTAATTGCCAGTATAACCTACCTTTGCTCCAAGAACATCTGCATTACCTGCAAATACTGTATGAGTTGGTAGTTTTTCTAATACGACTGAACTATTACCATTGATTGTAAATGTACCAAGAGTAGTACCACCAGCAGTCTCTTGTACTGTAACCAAATAGTTAGTACCAGCAGCAGCGGTATTCACAAGACGGACGACAGTTGCTTCGGTGAAACTAGTTCCTGCACCTGCACTTGTAGGGCATGGGATTTCAGTTCCTTTGATGTTAATTAACATGATACTTTAATGTTCCGTAGTTGTATTTAGGAGTTCTCGTCCCTATCTATGTCCTTATTTCTTTGTGCTTTTACCTTTTTAATATAATCATCTAAAGACTGTTGAGACTTCTTATCACTTGCTTTCATCTTGTCAAGATTTGCTCTCATAGTATCAGCAATCCTACCTTCACTCATGAATCCTCTCAAAGACTTAAGAAGTTGTTCTTTCTTCAAACCTTTGATAGATCCTTTACCTTGTTTGATAGTGGATTTACCATATGGGAATCTACCTTCCCATTCTGGGTTATCAGCAGACTTACGGTACTGTTGTGGTTGTCCTCTTCCAGTTGTATTCTTTCTTTTCTTACCACCAGTAGAAGAATATTGATCAGAAGTTTTATCTTTCCTACCTTTAAAGGCAGCAGCATCATTTGCTCTACCCATTTTGTAAGCAAGACCTTTACTTACAGATCTACTTGCAGAATCTTTTTGAGCATCAGACATACCAGCAGTATGTGATGCAAAACGATTCTCATACTGAGGATGACCTTTTATGTTCTCCTCTCCACCATGCTTTTTAGCAAGAGCTTTTCTCTTCTTCTCATAATCAGGAGATTTGGTATTGTCATACTTTGCCTTTGCTTCTTCATTGTGTGTCTTACCAGGCATCACAGTTCCATCAGGCATCTTGTGTGCGTTCTTCTTTTTTCCGTATGTGATACAAGGGTCTTGACCACATCCACAATTCTTTTTACCCTTCCCTTCGGGTATAACATGTTCATGCATTTCAGTAACAAGAATTTCTAAATGATCTACAGGAACACCTTCAAAGATATACTCTTCAAACTCAACATCATAATGAGCAACATTACCATCCTCATCTAGGTCATGTGCTTCTGGAATACAGTATCCTATACCATACTCTTCATGCTTTACCTTTGATGCACAGTTATGGTTTTTTGCTTTCTTTTCTCTTTTACTAATCTTACCATCTACATCACTCTTTTCATACCACTTACCATCACCATCATCGTCTTGCCATCTTTTTCCTTCTTTAGTCACCTTAATGATTGGGTTCTTCTCATTATCAAATTGTGCCATATTGCTTGGCAATTCATACTTATCGAAGTATTGAACTTGACAACCAGGATATACCTTAACTACTTCATCTTGAACATCCTTCCTCGTTGGCATAGTTGGCTGAGGGAAGAACATCTTAATGTTATACATCTTACCTCTCCAGTTCACACCAACCATGATGAGATTACCGAATTCTGATGGGAGCCTTACTGCTTCATCAATTGTCATTTGGAGTTCCTCCTTTTTAGTTTTCTTCTCAGGTAAACCTTTGTGTTTTGTAGATGCAAAATCCTTTGCATCTCCTTTACCAATTTCACTTGCAACTTTTGCTACTTCAGGGGAAGAAGCACCCTCACCCTTTTGTGCTGCACGAACCATACCAAAAAATCTTTGCTGTTTTTTAGAGACTGCATCTTCATCTATTCCTAGTTTCCGATCTATCTCTTTAGAGATGTCTTTTCTCTCTTTTGCCTTTGCTGATGCTTTTGCTTGTTTAGCAGCAGCTTGTGCAAATTGTTTTCTTGATGCTGATTGAGATGCTTGTGACTTTTGAACAGATGAAGCAGCATTTGCTTTTTGCTTCTGAACATTTGCCATTCTCTTATCATCAAGAGCATATTCATTAACATCTACATTACTTTGAGTATTTGTAGACTTATGAATAGTCTTATGTCTATGATCTCTTGCTGACTTAGTTGCTTTGAGTTCCTTATCCTTTTGAGAATAATTATCCTCTTCACCAATCCATTGATCAGAAGCATGCATTTTAGGCATAACATCTTCTGGTCTGATTAAATCAATAATCTCAGCAAACTTCTTACCATCAGCGGTATGAAGTACTACGTTTTCAGTGCTCATTCCACCTGGATCAATTGCTTGATCTCCACCATCCTCTTGATCACCTTCAGGGTCATCTGGTACAAGACGACCTTTAGAATTCATACTTGAACCTTTAGGAACCTTCTTGCATTTTTTATCAGTATAACAATAATACTGACCCTTCCCACATGACTTATTCATGTGAGCTTCTTCAATCTCAGTAATAATTAAATCTACAATTCTTAACCCCTCAATCTGTGGATTAGGAGGTAATTCAGTTTTAGACTTCAGTTTGCTTTTCGCCACAGAAACTTCATTAGGATTAGACGATTTAGTCATGTTCCTAATCTTAGACTGTTTAGAAGCAGCTTTATGAGATTTTTTGTCAATTGCAAAACTCGTCATTTTAAACGCAGTTTTTTTCTATTTATCTTCTTTCTCAGTTCTATTTTTCTTTAGCAACTTAGATAGTTCTGCTGTCGAACCAAAGAACATTGCATTAGTGACATTAGTTGGACCTTTACTATTGTCTTCTTCTACTTCTTTTATCTTCTTCTGGAGATCCATTAATTTATCTGTGGTATCTGCAACAGACTTAATAAGTTGACCTACAACTTCAAATGCTCTTGCTTGACCCTGATCTACAGCAATCTCTAATGCACTATCAAGTGCCTCTTGGCCCTTCTCTATAATACTGTAAAGATTGCCACGAGTATACTCATAATCCTTATCAATATCAATCTCTTTTGATTTAGAGACTTTCTCAGGTTTCTTGGGTTCTT